GAGAACGTTCGTTGTTTTTGACAATTCCACCATTTACCATCGGATACCCTGCGTACGACATCGACCGTGCGACCGATTACACACAGCGTCAACTGGGTCGCTTAGGTTACAAGGTGATCAAAGTGGCACAGGGGACGCTGGGTGTCAGCTGGTGTGCGAAACCCAAGGGACCTGTGGTCATCGATCACTCTGTTGAAGAAGAATCGACTCGGAGTATTTCACTTCCGTCGCTTGCCAATTTACAGAAAACAGCTGCGAAATTGCGTGGAAAACGTTAAATCTGACTCATCATTTTCTTCGTAAACATTCCACCTGGTCTCAAATACGCTTTTTCTATCATTTGAGCGAGTCGCGTTCCTTGCATGCGTCGAATGCCGGCGAGAGTGTTATTCTGGTGGGCTTGAGCCATCATATTATAAGCTGCATTTCCTCTTTGACCGAGGATCCCAGCAATTTGACGACGAATATTGTTGCGCTGAGCCGTTAATCTCCGGCGAGTCGCATGTACCCTATTCACACTGGACTGCATGCGATTCATCTGTCGCGAAGCAGCTCTTTTTCTTGGGATCGTTTCCGCGTGGGCATAGGCTCGTGATGATGCTCGATACGCGTTCGATATATTTTGACTGTTCAGGTTGTGCAGAGCGAGATTTCTTACCGTCTGTTTTAGTCTACGATTGAGATTCATGAGCCGGTTGAAGTTTGCAGCCCCTGGGTTTCGCGGAGGAGACATAATATTGAATGAGAAAAAAGTGCGCGAGTCTTGCACAAAAAATAAACCCGCTAACATCAATGGACTCGACAGCTATCCTGGTCGAGGCGGAACGTAAATTTATGATCAAGCTGTGCAACGCCATGACCCCTGTCATGATTGATGCTTTCTACGACATGTACAAGAAGGCGGTCGAGGTGTCAAAGGGACGTCAGACGCTCATTCACTACCAGACGCTGCTCCAGGAGGTGCCTCACTGGAACAACACGATCGTGAAGCAGCACGCGGACGCCATCATCAAGTCCTGCTCAATGTTTCCCAACCTGCTCGCCGCTGTGTTTGTCATTTCAGTCAAGATCATGTCCGCGGTGCGCATTTCATCCGACTCGAAGAAGATCAATATCAAGCTACCGTCCAACGACGTGTTTGTGCATTCGTGCTACATCGCCGCCGCCAAGGGTCTATACGAGGATCCGTACGTCGTGGTTGATAAGATGTCTGACCAGGATCGTCGCATCAAGATGGGGGCTCGTTTCAATGAACTGATCAAAGAGGTTATCGATGATTTTATTCCGGTACAGCAGATCCTTGATACGTACATTCCCAACTTTACAGGTGACCTCGACATGGGTGGTGCCAACGAAGACCCAACGGACCCCGCCGATCCAGAGACGGGTGAGGAAGAAGAACCAATCCCGGTTGCAACGCCGTTGCCAGGTACACCGGAGGCTGGAACGCCGGCAGCACCCGAGGAGGCGGGAACACCGATGCCAGAGGCGGGGACGCCGATGCCAGAGGCGGGAACACCAGCAATGCCAGAAGATGTAAAGCAGGTTCCAGTCAAGGTTCATCACGAGACGTTGTTCGACGACGCACCGGACAAGTGAGGAAATTTTCGTAACATACAGTAGATGAGTGATCACTATTTCCGTGATCCTATGAGCGCTGCTCTGATTGCAGCCGGAGCGACGGTTGCTTACATTCACATTCGCTCGTCACTGAACAATGAAAAGGCGCTTCCCAACTCGGCGTATTTCAAGCCGGCATTCCTCGTTGGTCTACTCGTGTACATCATCGTCCAGCAGGGGAGCGGACACCAAGAGACGATTTCAACCACGCCGTACAGGGCGTAAAAAAAGTTGACATATATTACCATGACCCATTTGAACAGCCTGAAGGCAAAACGTAACTACCTTAAGGTTTCGCTTGTGAAATCCCAGATGGCGCGTTTTAATGCCACGAACGCCAGAAAGCGGGCCGTCATAAATGCCCGTGTTCAGAAACTACAGCGGAAGCATAATAACGTGAATGCCGCAATTAATTTTTTGAACCGGCACCCGAACCCAAGTATGATGAGTGTTATGAATCTCCCTATCGGTGTACTCCGCGAATTGAATGCCAACTACTAGGCTTAAAGCAAAAAACGTATATCTCATTAATGGCGACCACCACCAACGCTTTCAACGACATGATGCAGCAGTTTCTTGACGAGCTTGTTCTCACGTTTCCCAATGAGAAGAAGCTGGTAAAGTACCAGAACACGTTTGTCCTTCTGCGCAAGGCGAACCAGAAGAAGCCTCTGAAGGAGTTTATGGAGACGGTTGGTCCTTTTGCGAACCACCTGATGCAGAAGGATGAGGAGTTTTTCCAGACGCACGCGGCAGAGGTGCCTTTTCTGAACGACCTGGACATTCCTCGTCTGTGGAACTCCGAACTGTCCGAGACGACGAAGAATGCCATCTGGCAGTACCTCCAGACGCTGTACATTCTGGGTACGACCATTACCGCTCTCCCAGCCGAGACGCTGAACATGATCGAGTCTGTGGCACAGAAGTGTGCCAGCCAGCTCCAGGATACGGCAACCGGTCCCGACGGTACCATCGACGAGGCGGCTCTGATGAACAGCATGAATGGTCTGATGTCATCTCTGCTCAAGGGTGGTAAGGGTGGTCCTCTGATTTGAAGTCCACCTCAAACAAAATCTCCACGTAAAATAGAAGATGACGATTGACCTGCGTGAACTCGTTGCAAAAGATCAACTGCTTGAATTTTGGCCCACTGGTCGTCAGACGGCGGAACAGCGAGTTCTCGCAACGACTCGGTTCATCGTGTACGCCGTCGTGCTCACGTACCTGATTCGTCGCGATGCTCGCATCGTTGCACTCGGTGCCCTGGTCATTGCCGCTCTTTATGTACTGTACAGCATGAACATGATCCCAGACGGTACGCGTACAGTGTCGACTGGACCAAAAGTGATGAGTGGTCTGCGCATGCCCACGCGCGACAATCCCATGGCCAATTACCTGCTCGGTGACGATCCGAGCTACGCACAGCAGGCTCCGTGGTACCCGTCGATGAAGGAAGAGGTCCAGAACGAGTGGAAGGCGATCCACCCTTTTGAGCGCAAACGCGATGCCGAACGTAACTTTTACACGACAGCCGTGACGACGTGGCCGAACGACCAGGCGGCGTTCGCCAACGCTGCGTTCGGAAAGCCGTTTGCCCCCATGTGCCGCGATGACCCTTCCAAGTGCAACCCCGACGGTCCATATGCTCGTGGACCCGAGACTGTCCAGCTCCGTGGCGGCAACGGGCGGTAAATTCCAAGTCGCGAAGCGACTTGTCTGTGTCACAGGGTACGACGGACACCGGGCTTCGCCCGGTGGACTAATAAATAATCTCACCTACAATTAATAATGCCGAGCAGTGTACTTCAGCCCGGACTCCTCATGGTTGAGGAGGGAATGTACTTTGGACCCAAAAACACCAACTACGAAGTTATCGTCATGACGGGTGACGCTCTGCGTTCACAGACGACTTCCCGTAACAACAAGTACTACGCCGACAAGCCGTACGACTTCCCAGAACTGTACATTGACAAGCCGGTGAACAAGTTCATGTCATGGGACCCGACGAGCACGTACGCGATGTACCAGTCGATGTCTTACGCGAAGCGTTACCCCACTGACAAGTAGACGGAGCGCCTCTTGGACTCGTGGATAAAAAATAGCATCTAACTAATAGATGGACCCCTTCAGTCTTGCCGCCGTTGTCGGTCTGGTTTTTGCCGGAAAGAAACTCAGCGACGCCAAGGAGGATCAGGAGCAGCAGGCAGTGATGCCTTCGATGCCAGACCAGGTTTCAAAGTTTGACCTTATTCAGTACAAGTTTGCTCAGCAGGACCCACCCCTCGATCCGCTGAACCTGGAACCGAACACAGGTCGTGGGTTTTCAGGAGGGTTCCGTCTTCCACCAAAGGAGATTGCACCGAGCTTTGCGGACGTTGTGCCGAACGGATCTCGTTTCCCGTTCGGTCAGCCAGTGTACCAGACGGACGGAAGCCGTGAGCCAGTCACGAACAAAATGAACAACGTAACAC